CTCTAAAATCACTCTCTCCATACGCAGCTATCGCAATGTGAGTAGAATTCTGTGCCATTTTATGTCCGAAATATGACCTATACCCAGCAGGTGCTTCTATAGTTAGGTCTGGACTATTGTCGTCTTCCGTAATAGTATTATACACATATACTTCACCAGCTTGATCAGCCTCACTGTCATTATATGGCGCTGCCACCATAAAGCTAGATGCAGGTGGTGGTGGTGGTACTGGTTTATCAGTCAACAGGACATCTTGAATTGAGAATGTACCATAACCAGCCGCAGAAGCAAACTGGATCATCAGAGTATTGTCCCAAGTACCGAGCGTTGCTCCAATGTCAACTACCATCGATACCGACTGAGGAGAGTTTGTATAATCTCCAGCAGGAATAGTTTGTTCTGCTAGTGAACTCACCATTGAAGGTGTGAATCCGTATTCAGTATTGCCCTTCACAACACGTACAGTTAAATCACTGGTAGCATTCAAAACTTTTAGTGATACAATATATGAAGATTCAAGTTGAATAGATGGTTCGGACACTTTCTGGAACATCCAACCATCCGTGCCATATGATGTCTGTGGTGCAACAGAATTGTCAATTGTCCATGACAATGCATCACTGCTTCTTGTCGATCCACCAATAGTATTCCAATTGGTAGAACCATCGTTAGTGTTATCAGGCATATACTGCACTGGTCCTACGTATGGTGGGTTGTCTGCGTCAACACCGGCAATTACCATACCAGCATTAACAACAGCACCCGCTAAAATTTGATTTGCCATTTTTGTTTAAAACCTCTATTTGAGTTTTATGCTAAGTCTTTGTCGTGGTTCAGGTTGCCCTTTTTCTTCTTGACGATGAAAGCATTAACCCTTGCCATTCCCCATTGTTGCGGGGTGGTGCCTGGCCTATGACCAGTCTTCCATGCCGCAACACCTCTATTATAAACCTTGCGAAGTGTGTCCGGTGAAATGCCCGACTTCTTTGCCTTCGCTGCAATACCGTCTGGACCTTCACCCAAATCGATACTATCATACACTGAATATCGTTTTTCTTGAAGATACTGCTTAAAAGAAATCATGCCAATTTCCTTATCATACCTGCGAGTGCTTTAGTGTCCATATCAAGATTAAACTTACGGATGGTATTCGCCGCATGGTATTCTATCGAACGTTTGTCACCTGACCTATCAAGTTCTTTCTTGATGTACTTGGCAACCTTTGTATATTTATCACGATGAACAGATTTAGCATCTAACTTATTCATTAGATCAGTAACCCAGTTCTCTAAGATGTCGGTGCTTTCTGGTACACAATCTGGTACCACCTTGTCACCCTTCTTTTTCATGCCCACTTGCTTGTACCCATCCCAGCAATCTTCGTCGTACATATCTTTGAAAGACTTAGTGTACTTGGATGGTTTAGTCTTTGCCGTCTTGTCTCCTGGTGCAGGTTTGTAAGCAGACTCATCATCGTCTGCCTTCTTACCGTGCTTCTTGAAATGCGCATCACGTTTAACCTTGGTAGACTTCTTCAGTCCAGCATGGTAACGAGCAGGTTGTGTGCCTTCACGGTCTTTGATGTCCGGATCTTGTCCTTCGACAATCTCAACGGAGTCCAACCACTTGCGCATTTTCTTACCATCGTTTGTTTCTACGATAACGTAGTTAGCACCTAGAACGGATACAGTGGCCACCTCATCACTTTCCTTGATGACTACTGTATCCCCTACCTCAAACAGAGCACCCGCAACATACTGTTCACGAGTCTCAGATACTGGTTTGAGTTCTAGGTGATTACGGAATTCCAATGCTTCTTTGAGTCCCATACCCTTACGTACGTCATTGAAGAGTTTGCGAGTCTCTTTGTCTGACATAGACTTAGGTACACCCTGAGAGAATGAGACAAAGTCATTCTTCGATGCATTCTCACGTTGCTTTGAAGCAGACATACCTTCCACACCTGCAGCATCCGGATCTCTCTTACCTGCGGATACTATCTTGATCGATTTGAAATTGTAGAAACCGTGTCTTGCCTTTTGCCCGTTGTACTTGTTCAACAGGACTTCGAATTCTGTAATGCGGTCTTCTCCTACAACCATAGTTACGGATCTGTAACCTTGATCATAGAGAACCACCATTGCGTTGATTGCGGTCTTTACCGACTTATCAACAACGATATTCCGTGCATGTTTCGGAAACATCTTACGGGTATGTTTGATTTTGTCAGTGTACGATAGAGGATTCTTTTTTGCGTCTTGGGATTGTGATACAAAGACTTTGTAATCAGACTTTCCCGACTTGACTGCAAGTGCGTCCATCACCTTACCATGACCTACGGTAGGCGGATTCATACGACCAAACGTGAAATAGACCTCACGTTCCTCTTCGATTAGATACTGACTGAAATTCTTAATCACTTCTTGTCGTCACTCTTGTTGCGATTTCTCTTACGTTCGACTTCTTGCTTACGAACGGTCTTAATGAGTTTCTTTGACTGACGATCAATACGTGCTTGCATTTGAGGACTGGACAGTCTCTTCTCTAGTCCCTTCTTACGGGCAACAGAGAGTTCGTCCTTTGGCATGTCCTTTACAAGTTTTGCAGCCATGGCATTACGTGCCTGACGACGTGCTCTCTTCTTAAGAGTATCCATGTCTGCGAATTTTCTTTCGGCACGTTTACGTGCCATTTTAATTTTTGCTTTATTCTTTTTCATTCTCTGAGCAAGTTTTCGACGTTGTTGTGCATCGAGTGCTTCAGAGACAAAGTTTTTAAACGACAGCATTGCTGTTAACCTCTTATTGGTTTAACCCATATTATCTACGAGGTGAATCCCACCCCTTTAATATATCAGATGAAAAGTTGTTGTATGAAAATTCCATACGGTCAACCAGTTTCACCGCATCACCACCAAGTGTGTCAATTGCCACGTACCCTTCTTCACCTGTTACCTTGTAACCGTCGGTAGTTTTGACGAAGGTGTCAATTGACTTAAGTTTGTCCAAACTATTTATAAGTTTCAATTTGGCAAGAACGATGAGTCGTTGTAACTCGAACATCTTCTCCAGATTAGCACGATTAGTGGCAGAGAAAAAGTCCATCTCATCCTTCATTTTAGCAGTCCATGTGTCCTTACCACGTTGAGACTTCTTACTATCTATCTCCTTTTTATAGTATGCCTGACGGTGTGCTATGAGACCTGCGACGTGCTTCTTCGAATTCGGGATCAATGCTCCCTTACGAACATAGGAGTTGTTGTATGTCTCGATCGCACCAGCAAACTTAGGATTGTCTGCGACTGCCTTGAGAGTGGTTGATGCTGTTTGATTGAACAGACGACCGATTTGTGTGAGGATACCATTCACCTCGTTGGTCTCTCTTTCTGACATGGTTGCCTTTGTGAGATCACGAAGCATTGCGTCCTGTGACCACACGTTTCGAGAACTTCTGAACTGGGATACGTCCACACCGTACGATGCCTTCATGGTTTCAAAAGAATCTCCAGTGTAGGTCGTATGCCATACGATACCGATCTTTGCCGCACGTAGGTCTGCGGCCTGCTCCCACGGTACTGCGTATGCAATAGTGTTTGGGTGGAAGACGACATACTTCTTACCGTCGATCTTCTTACCCTGTAGATCCGCACGACTGAATAGGAAGTCTCCCTGAACAACACCCTTGATGTTTAGTTCGGGTAGATACTTGAGTGCGTCCTTGAGTTTGGCATTCAGATCACCCGTCGTGTCTGCGTCGATGTCTGCGTCTGACTTGTAGACCTTTGGGTTCTTGTTGAAGATCCCCTTCTTGGCAACAAAGAACTGACCATCACGTGGGTCTTTACCACAGAAGATAGCAGGAGCACCGTCCCACTTGACCGATACATTACCAGTACTCTTACCTGCCAACATATCACGCAGACCACGTAGTGCATTGATTGCCTCACGAGTTCCGTCGACACCCCCATAGAGAACCTTGTCCTCGATGTGAGTCATGTGTGTATTCTTCTGCTCAGTGATAAAGTCTAGGAAGTCCATTACAGTCTCCAAGTGATTCTAGGATCTCTCTTCATTCTAGGTTTGATACCTGTCAGTCTGGACAGTGCACTGAAACTCTTAGAGATGATACGTTTGACCTTTGCCCAAATTTTCTTAACGACCGAAGAGAACACTCTCTTAATGCCTCTTCCGATTCTTCCCATCAATCCTTCCTGCAGCACATCGGTCTCTAGGATCTCTTCATCCAATGCCTCTGTGACCAATTGATCGTACTCCGCAATGGCAGAGTCACTTAGCATATCGGCACCTTTACCTACACCCACTCGCATATTGGAGTACGGTGTAGAACTCGATCCTGCCTTCTTGAAGTTGATTTGGAAGTTGACGTTCTTAGCATACACAGAAATTAACTTGTCGTCAATTGGTTTGTATGATGCCTTGCCTGTATCTGGATCAAACACCATGATGTGAGACGCAACTGCTTTTTCGTCATCGAACTTATTTTGTCCAGTCATCGACTCCTTAACGAGTGCCTTCTTTGCTTCGGTGCTTTCGAAAATAGATCGAACTGCGTCTTGCATTCCAGTGTGACTCGCAATAGTTTCTCCCACTGCCTTTGTGATCTCGTTCTTTATACCGGCCTTGATGTCTCTCTTGATGTCAGTGGTGCTTTGACCTTTCTGCAATTTGATCTTGGTGAACTTGGTTTCAATGTCACCCTCTAGGGTTCTCCAAGTCTTCTCGAACTCAGCAGTCTTCATTCGATCCGGTAATGCTTCCCAAACGAATGCCAGTGTTGCCAGAGACTCTGCCGCACCACCAGACATCAACTGCGATCCACCTGCCTTTTTCAAGGAGATTCGTTGATCACCGATGTACATGTCGGTCTTAGGTGTTCGTGTAGGTGCCGGTGCAGACTTGCCTGTCGTATCAACGAAATACTTGTCCCAAGCATCGGTCAGTTTAGTCGAACCCGATCCGAAGTGCTCCATGACTCCGGTAGGACTTCGGAATGCGCTGTCAACAAGTTGGAATCCGGTTTCCAGTGCTCCGTCCATCTTGCTCTTATATGATCCAGTGACTCCAGCAAGTTCCTTTGCCTTTTCTAGGTCAACACCCTTTGATCGCATGTTGTAGCACACACAGATCACAACTTCCCATTCGTCACCCTTGATGTCACCACCCGATGAGTTGATAGAACCTTGACCCAAGTCAAGCATACGTGCTGGTGGTTTCTTGTCGAAGTTGTCTGCTTTGTATTGATCCAGATCGAATGCTTTGATTCGAACCTTGACACCCCCTGTACCACGATTGAGTGCTAGTGGATACTCTACGTTAGGGTATTCTTTCTTTAGATGGTTAAATAATTTAAGTGCTTTGTCATTACCGATGGCCGCATTGAACCCGTCAAGATCCTTTTCGTCCTTAACACCGAAATCATATCCTTCAGATATAAACTGCCTGAATTTTTTTTGCATTTTCACTCACCTTATGCTGGATAGTACTATTTATATGATATCTCATAGATAGGTTCCACAAAGTTGAGTTTCATGTTATCGACGATGCCGTGCTGTTGATCTTTATTACCTGACG